TAATGAATTTGCAAACAAAAGGAGGCGAGATGGGATGGCTGAGAGCATTTGTGTTGGATATGCGCGGGTGTCCTCGAAAGACCAAAATGAGGAGCGGCAGACTAAAATGCTGAAAGAGGCCGGAGTGCCGGAGCGGTACATCTTCATTGATAAAGAGAGCGGGCGGGACTACAACCGGGACAAATGGAACGCGATGATGACTGTAATCCGAAAGGGTGATACGGTTTTTGTGTGCAGCCTTGACCGGCTCGGAAGAAATTACACTGAGACTGGAAAACAGTGGGAACATATCACGAAGGAGATCGGAGCATATATTGTTGTGCTGGATATGCCCATTTTGGATACCAGGAAAACGAACGATCTCACAGGAACGCTGATTGCTGATATTGTATTGAAAGTTCTTTCGTATGTGGCTGAGAAGGAAAGAATCAACACGCATGAGCGGCAGGCCCAAGGGATTGCTCTTGCTAAGGACAGAGGCGCATATAAAGGAAGAAAGCCGATTGAAATAGATGAGGTGGCTTTCGATGCAGCCTACAAAGAAGTTCTGTCTGATGGGAGGACGAACAAGTGGGCGATGGAAAAGTTGGGGTTGCGTCCAAACACCTACTATAAGGCAGTTGCGAAGTATCGGGCGGAACACGGGTTGCCTCCGCTGGAGAGCCGAAACAAAAAGGGGGTAAAAAAGGATGTTTAACGAGGCAAACAAGAAACAGGTTCTTGAAATGCAGGATCAGTTTTATTCTGACAGAATCGGGAAAGTGTACGGCGATTTTGAAGTTACCCGTGTTTGGTATGATTGGGAAACACATAAACAGATGTGGGAGCTAACCTGTCAGAAGTGCGGAAGGAAGAAAGTCACGCATAACGGGAAAGATTATGCGAAAGGGAAGAATCAAGGGATTTGTGGGTGTGAAACAAGAAAAAGAATAGCAGCGGAAAAGGAAACCGCAAGGATTAAAAGAGAAAATTTGCCAAGCAACCCAAAGTGGATTGGGCAGAAAATTGGATGCTGGGAGATAATTGGATATAAAACGGGATTCGGCTGGAAAACGAGATGTACCTTTTGTGGTGCAGAGAATTACCACGCTCCAAAGTTTTTGTTGAGAGAAAATCCTATGGTTTGTATTTGCCAAACAAACCGAGGAAAGTTTGATATAGAAAAATGGAGAGGTGTTCGAAAATACCATCTAACCGTTGTTGGAAAACGCAAAAAGATGTTTGTGTGCAGATGTGATTGCGGTAGATCAGTTGAAGTAAATCCGGTGCTTTTTGAAAATGGGACAATAAAGAGTTGTGGAAAAGCAGATTGTATTCATCATAAGTCCCTTATTAGTACACATGGATTATCAAAAGATAGGATATACAGAATTTGGAGCGGAATGAAAGAGCGGTGTTATAACCACAAAAACCATGCGTGGAAAACATACGGTGGGCGAGGAATAGACATTTGTGATGAATGGAGAGAGGATGTGTTTGCGTTTAGGGATTGGGCTCTGTCGCATGGGTATGCCGATAATTTATCAATAGACCGAATTGATAACGACAAAGGGTACTCACCAGATAATTGTAGGTGGGCTGATGCAAAGGCGCAAGCAAACAATCAACATCCGAAATATACATTTACCGCAAGACCAACCAAAAAGCGGAGCAGGAAACGGAAACTGGAATGGGAGATTAATGGAGAAACGAAGTCGGCCATTGATTGGTGCGAGCAATACGGATTGAGCTTTTCTTTTGTATCTTACCGCATTAAGAAAATGGGCATGACACCATACGAGGCATTAACCACGCCGAAAGTTACCGCTGGTAGGCCAAAAACGACAATATCCTAAAAAATAAAAAAAGACGGCTCCATCACAGTGGAGGCCGCCTGTAAGCAGATTGGGATTAGTAAGATCCAGTGGTATGTGCTGGAAAGGAGAGCTTTCTAAAATCCCGTGAAAAAAAGGCGCATTGAAAAATCGCCGCACAAAACAAAAAGAGGGTGGTTTTGGTGAGTAAGATGAAAGACCTCATCGGCCAAAGGTTTGGGGAACTGACAGTAATAGAACCCGCTGGGCGCTCGCCCAAAGGCGCCATGCTTTGGCGGTGCATATGTCGCAGATGCGGAAATGAGTGCGTCGTGGAGGGCCAACGGTTAACCGATAAAAAATCGCCAAAGAAAGACTGTGGATGCAAGAAGCGTGAGAAAACAGCAGATCTTACCGGAAAAATCTATGGTGCGCTGACTGTATTAAAGCGAACCGGAATTGACAAGCACAGGAACGCGCTGTATCTGTGCAAGTGTTCCATGTGCGGATCTGAAAAAGAGTTCCCCGCGCAGACGATAAGGAATAAGCCAAAAGGATGCGGCTGCCAGCAATACAAAAGCGAGGAAATGAAGAAATACTCTGATCTTGCTGTTAAGGCCAAGTTCGTAGAAACGGGCGGAACAAAACGTGCGGATATTGCGGCGGTGAAGTCAGATAAGGCGATGATAAGAAGCAAAACCGGTGTGCGTGGCGTTATGTTGGAAAAGAATGGCAAGACATACAGAGTAGCCGTTCAGGTTTCTGGAGAACGCTGGGTAAAAACGGGTTTTCTGTCTATTGAAAGTGCAAAGTCCGCGTATGATTCGAAAAAGAGGGAGTTGTTAGAAAAGTATGGACTGGATCAAAATAATGCCTGAAGCGATGCTGTGTTGCATGATGGGTGATTATGAGAAATTGTGTGAATTGTGAATACAATGAAATAGAGTGGCACGACAGGATTGAGTGGCCTGATGGGATGGAGTCTCCTGCTGGATGGTCACTAAGGTGCAAAAGAACAAAAATGAGCCGTTTCTTTTTGGGGAATATGCCGGAGGAGTTTTCGCTTCCGATTGATAAGAATTGCAGATACTATGATGGGGCAATATTGAATGGACTGGATCAAATGCACTGATAGGATGCCACCAGATATGGAGCCAGTGATGGTGACGGTAAGATGGGCGGGTAAGAAAAAGATTTTGTCTAATTACAGATATTTAAAAGAATATGAAGCCTGGCAGTTTCAAGATAAAATGTTTGAGGAATGTACTCCAATAAATTCCGTATTTAAAGGGATGATAGTTACTCACTGGATGCCTATTCCAGAACCGGCGGAGGATTGAATATGCGCAGATATGTACATTACGGGCACGACCACTTTGATAGAGAGAAATTTCAAGAGATAAAAAAGTGATATTGTTCGGATACTTCGATAATTTAGAAGAAGCAAAAAATGCAAGACTAAACGCAGAGAAAGAATATTTTGGAGGATTGATAGATAGTGAAGCTTGATGAACTGATTAAGAAAGCAAGAGAGAGAGATCTATCTGATGCCTCTGCGTTGCAAGATTTGTTTGATGTATGTAGATTGTATGAATCCGAAAATTTTGAAGAAGCCCACAGCGTTAATAAGGAAGTCCGCCGCCTATCGGCCAAATATGCCAAAGAGCAGAACAGCTTCAAGATGTTTGATCTGAATAAGCGAAGTCTGCTGTTTGATGCACCGTATGATTTTGATGCGGCGATAAGATATGCTGAGTGGGATAGAGAGCCGAAAAAGAAGTTTTATATGCCACGCAGAAAGCAGCTACTTCCTGTTGTCAAGGCCATGCAGCGGCTATCTGAACGGAAGATACGCATTTTGGGTGTTATGGCTCCCCCAGGCGTCGGGAAGACCACCATTGAATTGATGTTCATGGTGATGGAGGGGTTAAAGAATCCAGATTTAAGCATTCTGATGGGTTCGCACTCAAACTCATTCCTACGTGGGGCTTATGAAGAAGTTGGGCGGATGTTAGACCCCAAAGGGGAGTATTTGTGGAAAGATATTTTTCCATCTGCTCAAGTTTGCAAAACAAACGCCCAGGACATGCGAATTGATCTTGGAAAACGAAAGCGGTTTGAGACCTTTGAGTTTTCGTCCATTGGATCTGGTAACGCGGGCAAAGTTCGTGCCTCTAATCTTCTGGTAGCAGATGACCTTGTACCTGATATTGAATCTGCAATGAGCAAAGAACGGATGGATAAACTCTGGCAACAGTATTATACCGATCTGATGCAAAGAATGATTGGCGATTGCGTCCAGCTCCTTGTCCAAACTCCATGGACGCTGCATGACCCCATTGACCGACTTGAACTAGCCCATGCAGAAGACCCACTGGCAGAGTTTATCCACCTACCTGCTCTGGATGAAAACGATGAGAGTAATTTTGATTATCCGTATGGGCTTGGGTTTACCACGGCATTCTATCACAATCAGAGAGATGTCATGGATGATGCATCATGGAGAGCACTTTACATGACGCAACCCATCGAGCGTGAAGGGCAGCTCTACAACGAAGATGAGCTACGGCGCTACTTTGAGCTTCCTGATGGTAAGCCAGACGCTATTCTGTTCGTTTGCGACACGAAAGACAAGGGAACTGACTACTGCGTCATGCCAATTTGCTATCAGTACGGAAATGACTTCTATTGCGAAGACGTGGTATGTGACAACAGCAATCCAGAGGTTGTAGAGGCGCGGCTGGTGTCAAAGCTCCTTCAGCATAAGGCTCAAATGGGCCAGTTTGAAAGCAACAGCGCTGGTGGGAAAGTAGCAGAAAAAGTTCAGAAAGAAGTTAAAGAAGCTGGCGGTATAGCGAAAATCACCACAAAATATACGACACAGCAAAAGGAAACAAAAATCATAGTGAACTCGCCGTGGGTGAAAGACCATGTGCTGTTCAAAGACAACTCTGTCATAAAGAAGGGCAAGGAATATCGAAGGATGCTCAACTTCCTTTGCGGGTATACGATGGCAGGTAAAAATAAACATGACGATGTTCCTGATGCTTTGGCAATGTTTGCTGAGTATGTCCAGCAACTAGAAGGGAACAAGGTGGAGGTATTCCGACGCC